GAAGGGGATCGGCCAGGACGCACCGGCGGACGATGAAGTCCCGTTCTGAGGATATGACCATGAATCACGAAATCATAACAGCACTTGAAAAGCGAGTCGTGGACGCCCATGCGGAGGCCATGACTATCATTATCCATGACCAGGAAAGCCTTACGCGGGCGAACGAGAAAAGTCTCGGGTTGAAAGCACTCATCAAGTTCATCGACGATACCTTCAAACCCCTCTATGACGCGGATCGGGCGAAGGCCGCGCTAACAAAGGAAACGTGGGACTCGTTCCGAATTCCACCGGATACCGACTATCGCCGGATCAAGAGCGACATCGGTACCTTCGTGGTTGAACAAGGACGGCTGAAACGTGAGGCCGAACATCGGGTATGGTTGGCCGAGCAGGAAAAGATCAAGTTAGACGCAGACCGAAAGCGGATTGAGGAAGAAGCGATCCGTAAGGCAGCGGAGGCCGAGCTCAAGGGTGACAATGAGAAGGCTGCCGCGATCTTAGAGAAGGCAGTAGCGAAGGAAGAAAAACTATCGGCAAAGATCGAGGAGGCGGCAACGGTAGCCGCTTATGTTCCGCCGCCGGTCAAAACGGTCGGCATATCTACCCGTGAGGACTGGGACATCGAGCTCCTCGACATCAACCTGGTCCCGCGTGACTACCTCATGTTCGATGAGGTGAAGGCGCGGAAAGTAATCCGGGCGTCAAAGGGTACCATCCAGATCCCCGGCGTCAAGAACGTCAAGAAGGCGATCGTTTCGCAGAGATAAGCCATGATCGACCTAGTAACCCGGCTGGATGAAGCCACGGCGAAGCGGATAAAACAATGGCCGCATCCGAACAACCGCGCATCGGAGGCGGGGCATCCCTGTGAAAGATTTCTTGTAGCCTCCCGCATTAAAGGAAATATGAAGGCGCTCCACGGCGTAGGACTTCAGCGAATCTTCGACGAAGGAAGATTACACGAAGCGGCCCTTCTGCGCGAGCTCGAGGACGCCGGATTCGAGATCAAGGAGCAGGAGAGGCCATTTGAATGGGCCGTATTCGAACTAAGCGGAAGAATAGACGGGCAGATCAAAGTTGAAATACCAGTTGAAGAACCTGCGGGCGATAAAGTCGTCGATTCCCTTCTTTCGTTGGGAAATATGAAGATGGTTAAGCAGGAACTTATTCCCCTCGAACTGAAAAGCTGTTCCCCGAACTCTTTCATGGCCGTAAAGAAAATGTCTGCTCTGGACTTTCTTCGAGCTAAACAATCATGGCTTAGGAAGTATCCAGGGCAAATGCTTTGTTATTTGATGATGTCTGAGAAGCAAGAGGGGATCATGCTTTTCAAAAACAAGACGACGGGGGAAAAGCATCAAGTAAACTTCGTCCTCGACGACGAGGCCCTGGACTATACCGAGTCGATCCTCCAAAAACTGACGCGGGTAAATGCCCATGTCAAGGCGGGGACGCTCCCCGATGTCGTGAAGATCGACGATTGCAAGGGCTGTCCGTTCTGCGCGACGCTCTGCTTCCCGGGCCAGGACTACGGCCCCGGATTCAACGTGATGTCTGATGCGGACCTTGAGGCGAAACTGGAACGACGGGAAGAACTGGCCGAGGCTGTGGGCGAATACGAGGACTTGGACAAGGAGATCAAGGATTCGGTCAAAGGCAAGAACCTTGTCGTGGGCCACTTCATAATCGAAAGTAAGGAAAGCGAACGGCGATCCGTCAAGGTCCCCGACGAACTCAAGAAACAATTCGAGGTCGTCACGAAGTACTGGTGCGTGACCATAGGGAGAATCTAAAATGGCGGCCGACCGTAGAAACCGCCTGCGAACCCAATCGCGGGCAACCATAAAAACCTCCTTTCAGTCCGGCATTCCCTGCGGCCGGCCGCTTTTCTTATAAACGGAATGATAAATGCCAAGAGGTAGAATCCTTTTGAAGAACGTATCTACCAGCATGAAACTTTCTTTGCTGAAGACTGATTCAGCCCGGCTACTCTATTCCTGGCTGATCCCCCACGTCGATTACAACGGTTGCTATTCGGGAGACGCCGAGGTGGTCAGGGGCAAGATATTCACTCGGCTCAAAAAAACGGCTGTGGAAGTTGAGGTTTGGCTTGCCGAATTGGAAGATAAAAAACTCATAATTCGATACGAGGCGAACGGGGATAAGTTTCTCCAGGTCGTCGGCTTCATCGAAAAACAACCGCACCTGAACCCAGACAGGGAAGCGTGTTCGCCTATTCCGCTACCGCCCGGGAAGAAGGCACCGAAGAAACCGGCCAAGCCGAAGCCGGAAAAGGGGGTCGATCCGGACGACATTGAACTCGCCAAGTTACTGTCCGCCGAGATTAAGAAAAACAATCCCATGTATTCGGAGAAGCCGGAGCAAGTAAATTCCTGGGCGGATGATATTCGACTTATGCGCGAACAGGACAAGCGCGGTCCCGCAGACATTCGCAAGGTCATGCTTTGGTGTCAGGCGGATTCCTTTTGGAAGGGGAATATCCTATCCGGCGCAAACCTCAGAAAACATTTCATTCAGCTATGGGGAAAAATGAACAGCGGCGGTAAAGAAAAGACTCCCGCAGAACTTGAGGAAGAGGACGAGCGGGCATTGAAGGACCCGGGAAGATGAAGAACACCGAGCGCGTTATCCTGGCCCTCGTCATCAACGACGACAACCTAGCCCCGTTACTCCTCCAGAACTGCGACGAGAAATTCTTCGAGGGAGAAGAACACCGAGTTATCTATCGGGAATTGAAGGATTTACACGAAGGAAAGTGCGGCTGGAATTTCGTATCTTTCTACGACAATATCCAGGGCAGGGTCAAAGCTGAATACTATGCGACTTTCGCTGATGCAATCCTGGGGGTTCACGATCCACGGGGATTCCTACTCCAAAACATCCTCAAGGTGAAACAGGCCCGGGCAAAAAGGGAGATTCTTTTTTGGGCCTCGGCCTATGTGGAAAAGCCGTTCGTCGATTGGGATGAGATCACGGCGGCGGTAACGGGGCTTTCCGTCTCGGGATTGAACCGGGAGAACCCGGACATAAAACTAGCCATGGATCGGTATATCGAATGGATCAGCCGCCAGCAGACCGGGATCAGCCTTGGATTCCCGAGCCTGGACAGATTGACGGATACTTTTTGTTACGGCGAAATCCTGAGCTTTATCGGAAGAACGACAACTGGAAAAACATTCCTGGCCCTGAATGTGATCCGGCATATCCTCGAAACAACAACCGACACCATCGGTCTGTTCTCCATGGAGATGCCGAAGCAGGCGATCTTCGAGCGGCTTTTCCAGTTACACCACAACGTGAGCCGGTGGGACGTGAAGACAAAAATATACGAGAAGGAACTGCTCGACCCCTTCATGGCTAAGTACGGACAGGTAAAGATTTACGAGAAAATCTATTCGGTCTCGGAAATGGCCGCGATAGCCGAGGCGGACGGCCTGAAGATCGTGGTCGTGGACTTCCTGGGGCTTATTCGGTCGGACATCGAGGGGAACCTTTACACCCAAACGACAAGGAAGATCACGGAGCTGGCGCAGATGGCGAAGGATAAGGAAGTCCTGGTGATCGTCCTGATCCAACTATCCAGGGAGGGCGGCGACGGGTCGATCCCCGTCAGTATCACGATGTGCCGGGAGTCGGGCGCCATAGAGGAGATAAGCCATTTCATCTATGGGATCTGGCAGCCGTCCATAAACGCGAAGAAGCGGGACAAGTGGGAAGGGAAGGTCTGCGTGAAGCTCCTGAAGAACAAGCGGGGGAAGTCCGGCGGGATCCAGTGTTCGTTTGATTATGTTTCCGGAAGGATGGAAGAAATTCCAGGGGATTTGAAGGAGGAATAAAATGAAAATCGTTGAGATCATAGCAACGGACTGGGCTTTCCATTCCGATCCCTATGCTTTACCAGATACTTTTGAGCCGCTTGCCGTGAGAGCTGTCGGCTATCTGGTTGAAGACCATCCGGATTATGTCTCTATTGCGATGCAAGATTATACGCACGAAGGAAGAGCAAGGGTAAGGGATATTCTCTCGATCCCCCGGCCCTGCATCAAGGCGATCTACGAATACGACAAACCGAGTGCGGGGACGGGATTCGGGAAGATGGATCCAGTGGAACCTCTCGATTCGGTCGAGAAGGACGCGGCCAGGTTTCCAGGATGAACACGCGTCAGAAAGGTCAGGACTTCCAGCGATGGGTCAAGAAAATCCTGGAGGATTGGGGCTGGATCGTCCACAACCAGGGATTGAATCATCGCCAGATATTCGACCGGAAGACGCACGAATTGATTTACGTCTCGGCCTCCCAGGACATCTTCGGGGCAATAGACCTTATCGGCAAGAAGAAGGACCGGAAGACCCTATGGATTCAGGCGACTTGCCATTCTGGGCTCGGGGTTAAAATCAAAAAGGTTGATTTGATCCCATGGAGCGACCTTGACGGCGTTCAAATCTGGATGAAGCGAGAAGACGGCCATGTGGATATATTTCACCTTGACAACGCTTTGATACCGCCAGAATTTTTCCTTTTAGGCAAAATAATCCGCCGGAAATTTTTCGCTTCGGCGGGGAGTCAATGGGAGTTTTAAATATATTTTAGGAGGTGGCCCATGAGCCGCAAAACTCTTTTGATGGTTTTCACCATCCT